GTCTCACGGTTGCAGGTAACATCGATCAATCGGGAAGTCATATTCGTCGTGACATGGCTTTAACACTTTTCTCTGAAGGCGTCATGGTAGTGCTGCCAGTTAACACTACAATGGATCCTCGTAGTTCTGGGAATTGGGACATTAAAGACATGCGAATCGGTACGGTTCTTCAGTGGAAACCACAGCATGTTCAGGTAAGAGCCTACAATGAGCAGACAGGACTGAAGGAAGATATTTGGGTTCCTAAGTCTATTGTTGGAATCATTGAAAATCCTTTCTATTCCGTGATGAACGAGCCTAACTCAACTCTTCAGCGACTAGTTCATAAGCTTAGTTTGCTGGATAATGTTGATGAGATCTCGAGTCAAGGAAAATTGGACATTATCATTCAGCTTCCTTATGTTGTTAAGTCTGAATCAAGAAAGCTGCAAGCTGAAAAGCGTCGAGGAGAAATTGAAGAACAGCTTACCGGAAGTACTTATGGTATCGCTTATACAGATGGTACGGAAAAGATTACTCAGCTTAACCGATCTGTAGAGAACAATCTTCTTACTCAAGTTCAGTCTTTGCAAGAGCAGTTGTACAACGAGCTTGGTCTAACAGCTGAAATCATGAATGGAACTGCTGACGATGTTGCAATGCTGAACTATATGAATCGTACTATTGAGCCAGTTATGGAAGCAATTGTTGAAGGTATGACAATGAAATTCCTAACTAAGACTGCACGCACACAAGGTCAGACCATTATGTACTTCCAGACTCCGCTTAAGATGATCCCGATTAGTCAGCTTGCTGACATTGCAGATGTGCTCAGTCGAAACCAGATTGCTACTCCGAACGAGCTTCGACCGGCTATTGGGCTTAAACCCTCACATGAACCACAAGCATCTCAACTGGTTAACAGTAACATGCCTTTGGACAAACAAATTACAAGTGGAGAAAGTCCTCCTGTAATTAGTGAAGATGAGGCAGCTCTAGATCGAGAGATGTCTGATCTTGGGATCGAGGTGTAATGCCTAACGCTGCAAACTATGATCCCGTAAAAGCTCATGAGTACTATGAGCGAACAAAGAAATTAAAAGGTCGCCAGAAGGGTAACAATGATTCGAAAGGGTCTCGTCAAGGAAAGTCAGATAAACCGACTGTTTCTCAACAGACTTCTTCTTCTAATGCTACGGTTACCCGAGCTAAGGCAAAAGTTGTAGCCTTAACCAAGGCCCTCAGTGAGGCTCGACAAGCCTTGAGTGAGAAGCGTAAAGCTGAGGCTGAATCGGCGAAGGAAAATTCCGATAGTAAGACGACCGTTAAAGAGCGGGCGGCTTCTAAAAAGTATAGAGACACTCATAAGGCCGAACTCGCAGCAAAGCGAGAAAAAGAGAGTGACTCTTCTTCATCGACAAGCGTTTCTTCTATGACTGTTGACGAGCTCGTTCATCGGGTTTCTCGCATTCAGACTGCATTGAGCGAAGCAAAAAGACAACTAGCAGAAGCAACGAGGTCCTTTGGACATCTTGCTCATGCTGATCTCATTAATCCTGCTTTGACGCTCGATGACATTACGCTTTCACATTCAACAGCAGAAAGGACACCGCCGTGGAAACAGCGGATTTCAGTGGCTATGCCACTCGAAACAATCTGAGGTGCAGCGATGGGCGGATTATTCTCGCTGGTGCCTTTGATCAGAATAACGGCGATGTGGTGCCATTAGTTTGGCAACATGGCCATGAGGAGCCCACAAATGTGCTCGGACATGCTAAGCTTGAAGTACGCGACGACGGTACCTACTGTCACGCGTTCTTCAACGCAACGGCTGCCGGTCAGCACGCCAAGGAGATGGTAAAGCACGGAGACGTGAAGTTCCTCTCCATCTGGGCCAACCAGCTTGTCGAGCGTGTTACAGACGCTGCGACTCGTGCCAAGGATGTCATCAAGGGAAACATCCGCGAGGTTAGCCTCGTGCTTGGTGGTGCCAACCCTGGTGCTTACATTGATAACGTTGCCATCGCTCATGGTAACGGAGAGTTTGACACCGTCTCGGATGAAGCCTATATCACGACAGGTATCGAAATCGAGGTCGGTGGGGTTCTTTCTCACGCCGATACTGCTACTGAGACAGTTCAGGATGTTCTGGACACACTCAATGAGAAGCAAATGAATGCTGTCAACTACCTTGTCAGCCAAGCTCTTCTCTCTGCCGGCGATGACTCGATCGAACACAGTGACACCGAAGGTGATGACGATACTTCAACTGAGGATTCCGGCGATGCCGAGAAGGCCGAAGGTACAGTAACGTCCGAAGATTCTGAGGAACCAGGTACTCATACTGTCGTTCCAGACGACGCCGACAACAAGGATGGATCTGACGAGAACGACGAATCTGAAGAGTCTGATGACTCAGAGGACTCGGAAGGCTCGGAAAGCTCCGACGATTCAGACGCTGGGGCCGGCGACGCCGTCCAGCACAATGACAACCAGGAGGACAACAGCATGACGCATAATGTGTTCGACCAGGCTCAGGGCGGCGGAGGCGCAGCTCGGACCCAGGTTCACCTGTCACATGACGATGTTCGTACAATCGTCGAAGATGCGAAGAACAATGGTTCTCTTAAGAGGGCTGTCGAAAACTTCGTAACTACCACTGGAGTTACAGTCGGTGGACAGCTGCAGCACGGTATCGAGAACATCGAATACTTGTTCCCGGATGCTAAGCTGCTTGAGAACTCGCCACAGTTCGTTTCCCGCCGCATGGAGTGGGTGGACAACGTTCTGAGTTCGGTTCGAAAGAGTCCATTCTCGCGCATCAAGAGCGTGACGGCAGACATTACACCTGACGAAGCTCGTGCACGTGGTTACGTCAAGGGCAACCTGAAGAACGAAGAGTTCTTCGCGATGTCCAAGCGAGAGACCACTCCTCAGACCGTCTACAAGAAGCAAAAGCTAGACCGTGATGACGTAATCGACATTGTCGATCTAGACGTCGTGGCTTGGCTGAAGGCTGAAATGAAGGTCATGCTGGACGAGGAGCTTGCAGCCGCAGTTCTTACTGGCGATGGACGCTCCAGTGGCGACGATGACAAAATCATCGAAACCAAGATTCGTCCTGTCGCAACGGATGCTGAGCTGTATGTGACTACTGTCAACGTGAACATCCTCGATGCTTCGTCATCGATCGAGGAACTCGTAGACGCAGCTATCTCTCACCGCCGTTACTACAAGGGCTCTGGTACTCCTACGTTCTACACCACTGAAGCAGTCATTGGCCAGTTCCTTACGGTCAAGGACAACTTTGGTCGTCGGCTCTACAACACCCTTGCTGACATCGCAGCCGTTCTTCGTGTAAAGGCTGTCGTTCCTGTTGAGGTCATGGAGCGCGATGACACTCTAGTCGGTGTCATGGTTAATCTTGGCGACTATACCCTTGGTGCAGACCGTGGTGGAACAGCTACTATGTTCGACGACTTCGACTTGGACTACAACAAGCTGATCTACTTGATTGAGACTCGTGTTTCTGGTGCTCTCACCCTGCCTAAGTCGGCATTGGTGTTCCGTGGAATGGCTGCTGGTTCAGCACTTCTTGCCAACCCAGAAGCTCCTGCATTTGATGAGGAAGACAGCACCGTTACTGTTCCGACCGTTACTAACGTCACCTACAAGCAGGACAACGCCGCTGGTGCCACACTTACCACGGGCGCTCCTGTTACATTGGACGAGGGCGAAACTCTACACGTCATCGCAATTGCTGGTGCGAACAAGCACTTCTCCAGCAGTGCAGTGGACGAGTGGGACTTCACCGGCGTCGCGACAGCATAACGGATCACTATGGCACGCTACTACGGAAAGATTGGATACGGCGTATCCGAAGAGACCGTACCGGGTGTGTGGTCGGACGAGATCACCGAGCGGGCCTATTATGGAGATATTCTCAATGACTTGCGTTCGTTGTCAGCGTCCGAGAAGGTTAATGATGATGTTCGGTTGCAAAACCGGATCTCAATTGTTGCCGACGCTTACGCACTAGGGAATTATCTCCAGATCAAGTACGTGGAGTGGGCGGGGTTTTTCTGGACTGTTCAGTCAGTCGATGTAGAAAGGCCCCGCCTAATCCTCTCATTGGGAGGTGTATACAATGGGCCTAGAGCGCCGGTTGTTGTTCCATAGCGTCTTAACAGGTGTTCTTGGAAGCAACAATGTATATTTTCAACCACCTCCCGATCGACAACTGCAGTTCCCTTGCATTGTCTATGAACGTGATAACCAATCTGTTTTAAGAAGCGACAACGTCGCATACAACCTTAGACAGCGTTATCAAGTCACGTACATCGATCAAAACCCCGACGGTGATCCGATTGATGCGCTTGCAGAAGTTCCATTAAGCGCATTTAGTCGCCACTTTGTGACGTCCGGTCTTAACCATGACGTCTTCTCGATCTATTACTAGGAGGAATTAGA